ATAGCTCTTGATTTTGGAGAAAGTCAGTTGCATTCTCAGATGCGAGATGGTAGCACATCAGCTACAATATTCTTTTTAAAAACAAAAGGAAAGAAAAGAGGTTATGTGGAAAAGAGCGAATTAGATATTACCTCTGATAACGAACCTATCAAAATTAATATCAATCTTGGAGATTAATCCTGAATTTACTAAAACACAAAAAGAGTGTTTAAAATATTTGTTTGATAACAAAACAAAAGAAGTATTATTTGGGGGTGCGGCAGGTGGCGGTAAATCATGGGTTGGTGTAAGCTACTTAATATTAATGGCAACTAAATATCCTAAGACTAGATATTTAATGGGCAGATCTAAATTGGATGCGCTAAAGAAAACAACACTAAACACTTTCTTTGAGGTTTGTACAGCTTGGAAGTTGAAAGCAATAGAGCATTACACTTTTAACGGATCAAGTAATGTGATAACATTTTACAATGGATCAGAGATAATACTAAAAGATTTGTTTTTATATCCATCAGATAGAAACTTTGATAGCTTAGGTTCGTTAGAGATTACATCAGCTTTTATTGATGAAGCAAATCAAATAACAGAAAAAGCAAAGAACGTAGTTGCTTCAAGATTAAGATACAAGCTAGATGAAAATGGATTAATCCCTAAAATGCTAATGACTTGCAACCCTGCAAAGAACTGGGTGTACACAGAGTATTACAGACCAGCAAAAGATAATTCAATAAAACCTTATAGAAAGTTCATACAAAGTTTAGTAGGTGATAACACTTATATATCTAAGCATTATGAGAAACAGCTATTTGAATTAGATGAACTGAGCAAACAAAGATTACTATATGGTAATTGGGAATATGATGCAACAGATGATAGCTTAATAGATTATAACTCAATTATAAGTTTGTTCAACCAGCAAGGTGTAGATGGTGAAAAGTATATAACATGTGATGTGGCTCGTTTTGGTAGTGATAAGACAGTTATAATGTTGTGGCAAGGGTTACACCTTAGACATATAAGAACGTTGCTTAAATCGGCTGTAAATGATGTTGTGGATGAAGTAAAGAGGCTACAACAAGAGAATCAAGTTAATTTAAGGAATATAATAGTAGATGAAGATGGAGTGGGTGGTGGTGTTAAAGATTATCTAAGATGCAAGGGGTTTGTAAATAATGCAAGACCTTTGAAAAATGAAAACTATCAAAACTTAAAAACACAATGCTATTATAAGTTAGCTGATCTAATTAATAAAGGTCAAATAGGAATAAGCTGCTCAGATGTTAATGTTAAACAACAGATAATAGAAGAATGCGAACAAGTTAGAACTAAAGATGCTGATAAAGATAATAAATTACAGATCATTCCAAAAGATACAGTAAAAGCTATATTAGGTAGGTCACCTGATTATTCAGATGCTTTAGCTATGAGAATGTTTTATGAAGTGGACAGTAATTTTGGAAAGTATTTTGTGCAATAAAAAAAGAGGGCAGCCTAATGAAGACCACCCCCCTTTTTATAACTAAAATGAAACAAACCGCGGCAAATATAAAAATTTTAAACTAAATAACAACTTTTTCTATTATATAATATATGAAAGTAAAAATTAAGCAGGATGGTGAAGTAAAGGAATTTAAATTAATTAGCAGTTGGTCAGATGTTACTCTAGAAACTTGGGCTAAACTAATTGGATTCCAAAAAGAAATAAAGACAAAAGAGGCGCTAGAAACTATAAAAGCATTGTCTACAATTCCAAGAAAGCTGATCAAAAAGCTGGAAATAAAAGATATTGCAATTATATTAGAAAGAATAAGTGATGCGCAAAAGGGAGCAGAAAGTTCTTTGAGAAAGATAATTGAAGTGGATGGGAAAGAGTATGGGTTTCATCCTGATTTAGACTCAATTACTCTTGGTGAATATGCAGACATAGAAACGTTCATTAAGAATGGAGTTGATAAGAACATGGCTGAATTGATGGCGGTATTGTATAGACCGATTGTAGAAAAAAAGAATAATATTTATACCATTGAAGCATATGATGGTAATATAAGTATAAGGGCGGAAGAAATGAAGAAGATGAAAGCAGAGCAAGTGCAAGGAGCCTTGCGGTTTTTTTTTGCTTTAGGGAAAGAATTGCTAGAGATTTTGCCATTATTTTTAATGGAACGAATGAAGGAGATGGAGATGGAATTGCCTCCGAATCTTTTACAGAAAAGTGGTCGTGGTTCGGGGTTTTTTACAGGTTGTCGGGAGGGCAAATAGTAAATTTAGATAAAATAACAAACCTTAACTTGTTAGAATGTTTAACGTGGTTAAGTTATGAAATGGATTTAAGTACACAAAATAAAGTAAAACATGGCGGTAAGCAATAAGACATATAACAACGTTACAAACACATTAATAAGGATTGGTCAGTATCATGATCAAATATCAACAGTATCAGTTGGTGATATATATGATATTAATTTAGAAAAGCTGGAGAAATTTGTGTTAATGCACATCAACCCGCTTAATGTAGAAACAGGGGATAGTGAGTTAATATACAACTATCAGATTTTTATTTGTGATTTAGTTTCTGAGAAAAAAGATTGGCAAACCAAACAACATGCTGATTTAACTAAGTTAGTAGATATGAAGAACAACGAACAAGAAGTGTTCAATCAAACATTAGAAATATGTACTGATATTATTGGTATGTTAAGACATAGTGCAAGACAATCACTAGCAGGAACTAATGATATTAATAAACCTTTGTACTTTACAGAAGATCAGTTTACAATAGAGCCATTTACAGAAAGATTTGATAATGCTCTATGTGGTTGGACGTTTCAAATAGGAATTAAAGTAATGAACGATTTTGATGCTTGTGTAATACCAGCAACAGATTCAGGAGCAGGGTACTAATGTGGAAAAGATTAAAAAAAATAAACGTTATAAAAATAGGGAAAGTAGAAATACAAATAATCCCACCAACTATTAGAATAAGATTATAATGGAAGAAACTTTACGAATGGTTGAAAATTACGGATTGAGTGTAGTGCTTTTAATGGGCACATGTTACGCTTTGTATAAATTTTTCTTCTTTAGCATTAGAGAAGTGAAAGATACATTTTCAAAACATCATGAAACTAATGCAAAAAACATGGAAGATTTAAAAGAAAAAATAAATACAATATTAACACTATTAAACAATAAAAAATAAATTATGGCAGACTTAGTAACAACAATTTCAGACATTGTCACTTTAAATGGACAAAGTAGAGGTAGCACAAATAGTACAACGCAATCAGGTATTACTGATGTGTATGAAAGAATAGTTTTATGCGCACATTCTAATACTACAACTGTTGCGGTTTTTGATGCAAGCCCTCATGCTTCAGCAGGTAATGTTACAATTGACAGAGATCGAACTAAATATATTAGAGTGACAAATCTTAGCGAAACAGAAAATATAGAGGTTGCTTTTGTAGGTACAGCTACACTTTATCAAGTTAAGATAAGACCAGGATATTCTCATGTATTAAGTGAAGGTGAAGAAATCTTACTAGCAGAAGGTGACACAAGTCCTAGTTTTGGAACAATGGAATCTCTTGCGAGTATACAAGTACAACCTGTTGGTTCAACAGATACTCAGATTGAAGTGTTCGTTGCTCTTGTATAATGAAAACTAAAAATATAGAAAGATACTTGGAGAGCTTTGGTAGACAGGTAGTTAATCGAGCTAAAGGGAATATTCAAAAAGCAAAAGGAGGTGGTACTGCTTTGGAGAACTCTATATATTTTAAAATTAAAAACACTCCAACAGGATATTCAGTAGATTTCTATATGGCAGATTATGGTCAGTATGTAGATAAAGGGGTTTCAGGAACAAAAGTAAGAAGGAGTTTTAAAAACTATAAAAGCAAGGTAATACCAAGCCCTTACAAATACACTAATAAGCAGCCTCCTAGCAGGGTGTTAGATAAGTGGATAGTAAAAAAAGGTATAGCACCTAGAGATGAAAAAGGTAGGTTTATGTCAAGAAAAAGCATTTCATTTTTAATTGCTAGAAGTATATTTAGAAAAGGGATACAAGGGATTAGCTTCTTTCAAAAACCTTTAGCATTAGGATTAAAACAATTTGGAGATGAACTTTTAGGTGGTGTAAAGGAAGATATTATAAACGGATTAAAAACACAAAAAATAACAGTTAAATAATGGCAACAACAGTAATACAAGAACCTGCATTTGGACGGTCAACAACACCGCCAATGCCTGTCGGTCAAAAGATTTTATTCTCAGTAAAAAATAATTCTGTGGTTAATAATAATTTTAATGTAAAATTTGTAGCAGAAGTTTATGTGCATACAACTGTAATAGCCCCAGGATCAGGAAGTACAGGTTTCAATGTAGAGCCAGCAGGAACATTTAAAACAACTCCAAACAATGTAGGTGTTGGAATTTTTGATTTTCAGTCTGTATTAGAGTCTTTTGTTTCTTCAGATAGTGAACCTGGACGTGGAGATATTACTGAAGGAATTTCTAAGTTTAAAAATTACGCATATAATTCATCAAGTTACCGTTTTCCTATTCATGTAATAGATAAGTTCTCACAAAGCAGAAACGCAATACGTTATTTTGGTGTGAAGTTTTATATAGAAGGATCAAGCACTGCAACAGGATCAATCTCAGAAATTGTCAACACAACGGCTGGTATGTTTAGTTATGTCTTTTTTAATGGTGTTTTACAGCATGATAATCATTTAACATTAAAAGCTAACACATTTTCAGCTACCAGCGCCATGGGGTATGGTTATGATTTAATTGCTAATAACTTGTGTATGTCCTCTGTTACAAACTATGGAAATCAAGGATTTTTATCAAATGCTCCAACTGTTCAATATGCTAACAAAACAGATTATGGAACTTTTTCATATATACAAGCATTACCTATTGCAACCACAAATATTGGTAATATAGTTTTTACATGGTATGATGCTTCAGGCTCGCAATTAGGAACTCTAAATTATTTCAGCAGCACCACAACAGGAGCAAGTACAGGAGCAGGAGGTACAGGAGCAGTTACATTTGCACCTGGTAAATTGCTTTATTTTGGAGGTTTTCCAGGAAATCTTAGAAATCATTCTTCTGCATTTGAAAGTGATATTGATGATATTTCTTATTATACAATTACTCCTGAACTATTTCAAAATGGTGTTAAATTGGTAAATCAAAAAACATATACAGTCTATATTAATTGTCCTGATCTAAGAGGTTATGAAAGTGTTAGATTAGGTTGGTTAAATCAATGGGGAACTTGGGATTATTACACTTTTACAAAGAAATCAACTAGATCAACTACAACAAAACGAACAACATATACTCAAAGCACAGGTACTTGGAATGAAGAAACATTTGCAATAAATGGATATAAGGGAGGACGTAAAAACTTTAGAGTAAATTCAACAGAAAGATTTCAGATAAATACTGATTTTTTAACTGAAGAAGAAGGAGCATGGATGGAAAATTTAATGAACAGCCCAGAGGTTTATATAATAAATGGATTTGATAGTTCAGAAGTTGCTCCTGCTGATGATATAACAAATAAATATGTAGAGCCTGTATTGATAACAACATCTAACTATATTAGAAAAACCATAGCAAATGATAAGTTGATACAATACACTTTTGATATAGAAAGAAATAAAACACAAAGAACACAAACAGTATAATGAGTGTACAATTAGCCATATTTCCGCAAACACATGCTAGTAACAGCCTTTTAGTAGATGGTCAAGAGTTTACAGGAGTTCCTGGAGCGTATGAGATAAACACTGTTCAATCCAGTAATGTGACGACTGGTATTATAAGTATGACACCACCACCCATAACTCCAAACACATGGTATAAATTTAGATGGATTTTGAACAGTATGCCATCAGCTCCTGCTTCAGCTACATCATCAAATGGGTTATTAACTTTAAATTCAATAGTATCATCAGGACTAGGCACACGAGTGGGTATTTATCAAAGGCTTTCAGGATTAACTCCAGGACAAGTCTACACTGCTACTGCTGAATATACTTCTGCTCCTGGATATTTGTTTTTCTTGCACACAAGTGCATCAACTCCATTCACGCTACATGCTTATCAATCTATTGCAACAGATACAACTACTTCATTTACATGGGATTTTACAGCAGCAGCAACTGATGATGTGTTTTTTATACAATATCAAAATAACACTAATGCTAATTTGGTAATTTCTAAAGTAACTATAAATTCAAGTTCAGCACTTGGTTATACAGGTCAAGTTATTGCTGATTTGTATGAAGATGAAGAAATACCACTAACATTAAGTGTAGATGATTTTAAAAGCATAGCAGAAAAGGTGCAGTCATATTCTAAAGATTTTAACCTACCAGCTACTAAAAGAAACAATAAGTTATTTAGCCACCTCTTAGATGTTACAAGAAGCATACAGCATCCGTATGAGTTTAACCCTTACATTAAAACTAGAGCAGTATTAAAGCAGGATGGAATCATTTTGTTTGATGGTATTCTTAAATTGATAAACATAGAAGATAGAGATGGTGAAGTAAGTTACAATGTGAATCTGTTTGCAGAAACAATTGCTTTAGCTGATACGTTAAAAAATAGAACTTTTGATTATATTGATTTTGGAGAATTAGCACATGAGTATAATATAGCAAATATTAAAAATAGTTGGGATGATTCTGTTGGTTTGCCATTAGATGCTGCTCTTTCTACATCTAGCTTTGCTTATGATTCAAGTATTGGTGCTAACAATACAAATGTTTTAAAGTATCCTTTTGTAGATTGGACAGGTCAGATACTATATGCAAACGGATCAACAGGTTCATCTGCTACACTAGGAATGCCTGAGTTAACAAATTTAGAACAAGCGTTTAGGCCTTGGATAAAAATAAAATACTTAGTAGATCGAATATTTAGCGAGGCAGAATTTACCTATTCTTCAAACTTTTTTGATAGTTCAGATTTTGGTAAGTTATATATGGATTTCAATTGGGGTGGTGATAGAATGCCCGCCACACTAGATAAAAGTGTGTATAATTCTTCACAGGGGGCAGCTCCACAAGTTTTAGTTTCAACGAGTATTGAGCCTATTAAGTTTTATGCTCCTGGTACTTACGGAATAGCTACATCATCTGCATTACCGCCTGATTACAATACTTCAGGGGCAAATCAATATAGTATCGTTAGCACATCAGATAATCAGCTATACAATGTAGATTATAAAATCAGATTTAGACCTAATATCGGCTCTTCTGCTGATGGGTTTTTTGCTTGGCAGTATTATGATGCTTCAACAGGTACAACCACTAATATTGATGAACTTTATGAATACAATATACAATATTATTCCAATTGGAATTATGAAGGACAGTTTTATATAACATTAGACACAGGGGATAAGTTAACTCCTGTGCAACAAGATATAGGAACTAGCAATACGCTTAAAACATATCCTGGAGGAACAGCTATATTTACGGTGTCAACAGTTGAAGTTACATCTTCAATTTTAAACACATTAAGAGGGGAATTAAATCAATGGGAATTTATGAAAGGTATTTTCACCATGTTTAATTTGGTAACATTAAAAGATGAATCTGATCCTGGAAATATTATAATAGAACCATATAAAGATATATTTATAAAAACAGATAAAGGATTAACACTTAGTGATAGGGGCATTCAACATGATTGGACTGATAAAATAGATGAAAAAGATATTAAGCTAACCCCTTTAAATGATTTAAAAAAGAAAACCATATTTAAGTATGCAGAAGATGATGCAGATTTTATCTTTGATATATATAAAAAATCTACTAGAGGTCATTTATACGGAAGTAAAGTTTTTGATGCTTCAGCTTTCACTGTATTAGAAGGAGAAGAAGAAATAGTAGCAGAACCTTTTGCAGCTACTGTATCTAAACCATTATGGACAGCATTCCCTGAATTAATTGTTCCTACTATTTACACAGCAGATAGTAATGGTGTAACAAGTGCATTTGATAATGCTCCAAGAATACTATACCAACTAACTGATGAAGCTGATACAATGGGAACTACGAGTTATTATATACCTGCTCAAAATGGAGAATCAGCAGAACAGTCTTTTAAAAGGTTCACATTTGCGCATTTAACAACAATACCTACTGTTGTGAGTACGCCTCCTGTTCCAGCAGATACATCAGACTTTAATTTTGGTGAATGTCAGTTAATACAGCCAATAGGTCAAGCAGTGCCTAATAACTTATTTAACACATATTGGTTCCCTTATTACAATCAGCTTTATAATCCTGATACTAAAATGATGGAAATAAAAGTAAACTTGCAGCCAGGTGATATTGCAGCATTTAAATTCTCAGATCATGTGATGATCAAGAACAGATCATACAGAGTAAATAGAATTGATTACAAGCCAAAAGATTTATCAACAGTTGAATTTATATTAATACCATAATGCAATTTAGAACAGGAATATCGGTTAAACCGAAAGAAATACAAAGAAATGGATTGGTTATCTTTACAGATGGCACAACTGATGTGACTCCTAATCAAGTAGATTGTGAAGCTTATGGATACACATACAATGAAGAAACTCAAACGTGTCAAGCGTTTCATTATTCACCTACAACTCAGGAGGGGGTTAGAAACATCACGAATGTAATAAGAGGGCAAAATAATTTTACAGAAAAAGGAACTAGAAACACTTTTATATTAGGTCAAAACAACACAACAAAAGGTGATAACAAGGATAGTATAATAGTGGGTGATAATAACGAGATTGCTCTTGGTGTAAACAATGCGACAGTTTTAGGATCGTATGGTGTAGCACAAAGAGATGGAGAAATAGTTTTTGGAGGTGGTGGATTTAATGGTGCAGGTAAAGGGTATGGACAAAGCTCTATAATATCTTTATCAGGAACAACTACTAATGCAACTCCTACTAAGTTAAAAGTAAGCAATAGCAGTTCAACTGAAGTTATTGCTAGAGCATCTACAAGCTCTTTTCAAGGTTTTGAAGCAAAGCTAATTGGAGTTAGAACAGGTGGAACAGCAGGTGGTAGTGTAGATGATAGGGTGTTTATTAATGTAGCTGGATTGGCTCATGAACGTGCAGTAGATCAAACTAAAACAACTCTAGGATCACATGGAACAGTTACAGGATGGACAGGAGATGTGATTTTTACAACACCTAATGATATGTTTTTTGCAGTTACAGGAGCAGCTAATATGAATATAAGTTGGAGTTGTACGCTTCACCTTTATGAAATGAAAGTATAAAACAAAATAAAATGGCAGATAAAACAATACTAGAAGCAGAAGTAAAAACAAATATAAAAAGCGTTACTAAAGATGTAAAAGGTTTAGATAAGGCAACGGATCAAGCAGGAAAAGGATTTAAAACTTTAGGTTCTACAATTAAAGGAATGGGTGCGGCATTAAAGGCTGCTGGTATTGGAATAGTTGTGGCGCTGGTAGCCAAGCTATTTGAAGTATTTTCAAAAAATCAAAAAGTTATAGATGCTTTTAATACAGCTATGACGGCTTTAGATATTGTGTTTAATGATTTATTTGATGTTATAAGTAATACTGCTGGAAATATAGTAGGGTGGTTTAAAGAGTTGTTTGAAGACCCGCAGCAAAAAATAGCAGATTTGGGTCAATCTATAAAAAATGGTATTATAGATAGATTTAATCAGATGCTTGAAGTTATGGGTTATCTTGGTGAAGCAGTTAATTATTTATTTGAAGGTGAATTTACAAAAGCCGCCAAAACGGCAGCAAAGGCACAAGTGGAATTTTATGATGTTCTAACAGGAACAGATAAATCAGTTGAAAAAATAACTAAATCAGTTGTAAAGTATACTAAACAAACATATGAGAATGCTAAAGCAACTACGGAATCAGGTAAAGCAGCTAATAAGGCTCAGGTAGAATTTGCTAAACTTAATGCAATTAAATTACAAGAAGCTGAAGTTCTTAGACAAATAAGAGATGATGAAACTAAAACTTTTGCAGAAAGAATACAAGCTAACAAAGATTTAGATAAAGTACTAGCAGAACAACAAGAATTACAAAGAGCGCAGTTAAAGATCATGGAAGAAGCTGCACAAAGACAGTACAATATAAATCAAACTGATGAAAATTATATAGCACTGCAAGAAACTAAAGTAGCTCAATTAGAATTAGAAGAAACAATAACAGGTCAACTATCAGAACAAAAAACAAATCAAGTAGCTTTAGAAAAAGAACTATTAGAAACACAAAACGAATTAAGAGCTGAAGGATTATCAGGTATTGAAAGGGAGCTAGAAGAATTAGAAGCTTCGTATAAATTAAAATTAGATATGGCTAGAAAATCTGGAATGGATACAACAGCTATAACTAAACAATTTGAGCAACAAAAATCAGCTATTGTGGCATCAGGAGTTGAACAGCAATTAGGTGCTTATTCTAATTTAGCTGGAGCATTACAACAGTTAGCAGGAGAAAATAAAGCATTAGCAATAGCACAAGCTATTATGGATACTTATGCGGCAGCTAATAAGGCACTAGCAAATGTGGCAGGAAATCCTTGGGCTATGGTAGAAGTGGCAGCAATTATAGCCACAGGTTTAGCTAATGTTCAGAAAATAATGGATACTGAGGTTCCTGGTCAAGGAGGATCAGGTGGCGGATCAGTGCCATCAGCAGGAGCATCTCAAACTCCATCACCACAAATGATGGGTGGAACGTTTCAGTTAGAAGGTGGTCAAGCTCCTGAACCTGTTCAAGCATACGTTGTTTCTGACGACATAACAAATAATCAAGACAAGTTAGCAGCAATTAGAAGAAGAGCTACAATTTAAAAATCAAATAAATATTAATTTAATCTATTATATAATATGCCTTGCGAAAAATGTGAAAACGGAAAATATAAATGGGGAAAGACAGGAGCTTGTGAGTATGATACAAAAGCTGAATGTGAAGAAGCCAATAAAGATTATTATAAAAATCTAAAAACCACTTCTATCAAAGAATTGGTTATTGCAGATGATTCAGAAGAATTGGCAATTGACGCTATTAGTTTAGTTTCTGCTCCTGCAATAGAGCAAGACTTTGTTTATTTCGGTAAAGAGAAAAACAACTTAACGTTTGCTAAAGTAGATGAAGATAAAAGAATGATCGTTAGTCCTGCTTTAATCCCTAACAAGCAAATATTCAGATATGATCCAAATACTGATTCAGAGTATTACGTATATTTTAGCCCTGATACAGTTAGAAAGGCTTCTGAGCTTTATTTAAAACATAACAATCACCACAAAGCAACTTATGAACACCAAGATAGAGTTTCAGGTGTTTTAACAGTTGAATCTTGGATTAAAGAGGGCGATATGGATAAATCTAAATTATATGGCTATGACCTACCAAATGGTACGTGGTTCGTTAAAATGAAAATAAATAATGATGAACTATGGTCTAAGGTGAAGGATGGCTCTTTAAAAGGGTTAAGTATTGAGGGCTACTTTACGGACAAGATGGAAAAGATGGCAGAAAGAGAAGCAACAACAGAGGAAATACTTAAAGCTCTTAATGAGATAATAAGCGAAAATCAAACAAAATCAAAATAAATCTATTTAATTAAAAAAGAACCTATGGACTTAAAAGAAAAAATATTAGTAGCTCTTGGTCTTAGCAAAGATGAAGAAGTGAAATTGGCTTGGCAGGCAAAAAGTGAGGATGGTACTATCTTTGTTTCTACTGCTGAAGAATTAGAATCAGGTGTTGATATTTCTGTTTTAACAGAAGACGGCACGACAATACCTTTACCAATCGGAACATATAAGACCGATACAGGCGTTAGCTTCAGAGTAGAAGAAGAAGGCGTTGTTGGTGAAGTGATCGAATCTGAAACTGAAGAAGCTGACACGGTTGAAGAAGAAGAAATGTCAGAAGAAGTTAAAGAAGAAGAATTAGCTAAAGAGGATGAAGATGATTATGATGAAGAAAGTAGAGCAGAAGAAACTGATTGGGCTAAAACTTATGAAGAAATGAAGGAAAAAGTTGAAAACCTAGAAGACGCAATTGCAGATATAAAAGCAAGATTAGGTGAAGGAGATTCAGAAGAAGTAGAAATGACAGAAGAAACTACTGAAGAAGTATCTGATACTCCAAAAACAGTTACTACTAAAACAACTGAAGTAGTTGAATTTTCAGCAGAAGAAGAAGTAGAAAAATTAAAAGCTGAAAACGAAAAACTTAAAACTGAATTAGCTTCAAGCCCTGCTGATTCACCAATAAACATTAATAAATTTAGCTCAGAAAGACCTACATTATCTAGAAAAGATTATGGTAAACTTTCTAAGCATGAGAAATTTTTATACAACTTAAATAAATTATAAATTAATAAATAACCAAAAAAACAAAAAATTATGGCATTTACTACGACAAGCAACTTTGCGGGAAAGGCGGCAGGATTTTATATAGCGGCAGCCCTAAAAGAAGCTAAATCATTGGACTATTTAACAATGATAGAAAACATTAAGTACAAGAGTAACATCCAACGTATGGCAGGATCAGGAATGATTGCTGACGCTACGTGTGACTTCTCTGATGCAGGAACTCTTGCCCTGACAGAAAAAGTTTTAGAACCTAAGAACCTACAAATAAATATTGATTTATGTAAGGCTACCCTGCTAGATTCTTGGGAAGCCCTTCAAATGAGAGCAGGAGCAGGCGCTCCACCTCCAGCATCTTTCGAGGATTATGTGATTTCTTACTTAGGTGAGATTATTGCTAATGGTACTGAAGAATCAGTTTGGAATGGTGCAGGAGGTACAGGTGGTGAGTTTCAAGGGTTCCTTGATACAAACGGATACTTATTGCCAACAGGAACTAATGCTGATGCAACTGTAATTCAGTCATCAGCTTCAGGCGCTTACACGGCAGCAAACATTATTGCTAACTTACAAACTTTAACAGCAGATATGGCTGCTAACACACCAGCTATATTAAGAAAAGAGGATTTACATATTTACATGAATCCTAAGACTTATGCATTCTATGTGTCAGCAGTATCGACTTTAGGATATGTAAACGCTTACAACATGAATGGAGATTATGAGCCTGTATTTGAAGGTTACAAAATTGCAGTTTGTCCAGGTATGGTAGACAACCAGCTAGTTGCAGCAGAAAAGTCAAACTTATTCTTCGGAACTGACCTTTTAAGTGACGCTACTAGAATATCTATGCTAGACATGTCTAACCTTGACGGTAGTGACAATATGAGAGTTGTTGCAAGATATTCAGCAGGTGTTCAAACAGGAGTTGGAGCTGATATTGTTAGACAATCATAAATAACTTAATTAATAGAAGCAGGGGTGTAAAAACCCTTGCTCCTTTAACCTTTAAAACATAAAAAAATATGGCATGTACAGCTTTAACAAAAGGTAGAGGACTCGACTGTAATAGAATATCAGGGGGAATTAAGTATGTTTATTTTTCAGTATATGATAATTTTGCAAGAGATGATTGGGCGTATGATAGTACGAATCCATTAGAAATTGACACTATTAACTTTCAAACATCTACAATTTACCGATACACTATGCCTTTGGGCGTAGCTTCTATAACAGACACGATTACAGGTTCACGTGAGAATGGAACTGTATTTTATACACCTACTGTTAACATTATTCTCAACAGACTTACAAAAGAAGATCAAAACGAAATTAAGCTTTTAGCAAGAACTAAGGTAAGAATTTTCGTTCAACTTAATGCAACTCACACCGCAACAGGAAATGATGTGATTATTTGCATGGGTATGATAAATGGAATGGAACTAAACACGGGTACTATGGATAGTGGCGCTGCCTTTGGCGACAGAAATGGTTACACGTTGACGTTTGACGGCTTAGAGCCTGAACCATTTGCTATGTTAGAAGATGTTGCAGCAGGAGGGGCACCATTCTCTAACGCAGGGATAACAGGTCTAAGTATTGACAACGATTAATCTACTTAGTTTTTTCATATATATTTCAGATTAGGGTGGCTTTATTGCCACCTTTTTCTTTTATAAGCAAATAAAAACAGGGTTTTTCTATTATATAATATATGATACAAGCAACAACTAAAACAGATTTAACTTTTTATTTGCAAACTGAAGATAATAGAATTGATACTTCTGTTGATTCAAGCAAGATAAGGCATTTAGTGAAGTTCACTAATGATATGGATAAATCAGTTCAGTATGCTTATTCATCAGTGCATTTAATATATGAAAGATACACAAAATTTGTGTTTACATATAATGCAACTCCTGATGTTTATACAGGTGATATTGATTTGTTACCTGCTGGATATTGGAAATATGAAGTGTTTGAAGTTAGCTGGACAGGTGCAGTAGCAATTAGCTCTGGTAATGCTCCTGTAACAGAAGATGATGTATTACCTGTGGGACCCACTCATGGTGTTGTGCAGGGATTAGTAACAAAAGGAAAAATGTATGTTGCTGAAAAAGATGGAACGCAACAAGTGACATATACACAAAGAGAAGAACCAAGTGGAACGAATTATATATATTACGGACAATAAATAAAATAAAATGGCAATAGAAAATGTACAACAACTCTTAACTGAGCAATTAGGTAAAAACGGCAGCACTGAAGTGTTTACAACAGCAGCACAAACTAGCAAAGATTGGTATTGTGTTTACTTTCCTGTTGAAAGTGTAGTATCTGCAATAACAGTAGCAGATGCAACAGGTGAATCAGCTTTACAAACAACACTACCTGCTGGCACAACTCTTTTTATGAACGTGACGGCAATAACGCTAACTAGCGGGATTGGGATAGGTTATCACGAAGGTGTAACAACATAGGATATGTTAAAATTAGGATTAGGTTTAAGTCTATCAAACATCAAAAACATGGGCGCTTGGAGTCCTGATGATGAATCTAAGCTAGAGGCTTGGTATAAAAAAGGTGCTGGTATTGTGCTAAACGGAAGTGATGTAAGTACATGGCGGGATTCTTCTGCTAATAGTAGAGATATGGCACAAGCAACAGCAACTGAACAACCTGCTTATGACGCTAGTGGAGAATATTTAACTTTTGTTAGTGCAGATACAAACAATCTTCAAACAACTAGCCAAATATCTATATCAGATGAATTTACAATAGGAATAAAGTTTTATCCTACTGCTTTCAACAATACTATTATAGCAGATAACACAACCGCAAATGAGTTTTTTAAACTTACATCAGATGATAGAATAGCAGTAAAAATTGATGGTTCTACTAAAAATATGGATTTGGATGGAACTGATGTATTTGGTGATGATTATATTGTACTTACTAGAAACAGTTCAAATCTTATGACACTTTATAGAAATGGTAGTGCGCAAAGTGCCACTCAAACATTACCAGGAACTACGGATATTGATTGTATAGGTGTAAGAAAAACAGATGTTAATCCATATGCAGGAAGAATCTATGAAATTCAGATATATTCGGCATCTAATGCCACTTTAATATCTAATGTAAATGATTATTTATCAAAACTATAATAAAACTATGAAAAAAATTATATGTAAATTTATCTGCAAAATAACTTTCAACAAAATTTGCTTCAATTGGTGTGAAACAAAATGTTGTAGAAAATAAATTAAGAAAACATGAAAGAGAATATTTTAAGTATAAATTTAGAAACTCAAACAGCTCCAATTATACAAGAAGTACGTGGAAAAGATTATATCGAATACGGAACAGAAGATTGGAAAAACCTCTATCCTCAGTTTCTCATAGATTTATATTATAACAGTTCAACCCATGCCGCTATTATTAATTCTACGGCAGAGATGATTGCTGGCGAAAATTTAATTGTAGAAGATGCAGAAACTAACTTAGATGCTTATGTTAAACTTAAAAAGTTTTTAAGACATCCTAACAGTAAAGAATCACTACATCAAGTAATTAAAAAAATAGCTTTTGATTTTAAGCTTCAGGGCGCTTATGCCTTACACATTATTTGGAATAGAGAAAGAACTGAAATTGCTGAAGTGTACCATGTGCCTGTTGAAAGGGTAAGGGCAGGTAGACCAAACGAAATGGGGCAAATTGATACTTATTTTATTAGTGCAGATTGGTCAAACACTAGAATGCATAAACCTTATCCAATTTCAGCATTTAACAGAAATGATAGAACTGCTACAAGTCAATTGTTATATGCTGGATCATATTCACCAAATATGGATATTTATCACACACCAGATTATTTAGCTGGATGTAATTGGGCTTTAGTAGATCAAAGAGTTGCTGAATTTCATCTAGCGAATATAGACAATGGCTTCTCGGGTTCTTACTTCATAAGCTTCGCCAATGGCGTGCCAACACAAGAAGAAAGATTTCAAATAGAACAAAGCCTAAAGGATAAATTCACGGGCGCTGCCAATTCAGGCAAGTTTATACTTACGTTCAGTGACGATCGAACAAGAACACCTGAGATAACACCAATTAGTGTTTCTGATGCAGACAAGCAATATTTAGCTTTACAAGAACTGCTGGTTCAAAACATAGTTACAGCCCACCGCGTAACATCTAAGACACTAATGGGTATTGATAGCACAAACGGTTTTTCATCAAATACTGATGAACTTATAAATGCTGCCAATTTCTATTTAAACACTGTTGTAAGGCCATTCCAATTAAATATATTAGATACACTACAAACAATATTCTCAGTAAATAACATGGATTTAGAAGTTGATTTTGTACAATTAAAACCAATTACTGTACAATTTGATTCAAAAACTGTTAGAGAGGTAATGACGCAAGATGAAATAAGAGAATCTCTTGGATTAGCACCATTAAATGAAGATGAAGAAACAGTAGAAGAAGAAGTTAAGTTTGCAAAAGTTGGAATGATTGATGGAAAACCTGTTTTTAGCACAATAGAAGAGGCTGAGAGGCATGCAAAGACTTTAGGGTGTACAGGGTACCATGAGCATGAATATGAGGGGAAAACGGTTTATATGGCTTGTGAGGGTCATGAAGAAGCAACTGAGCTTTCTAAATTCATGGAAGAGTTTGGTGAAGATATTCCTGAAGGGTGGGAAATAATAAGTGAAGAAGATGCAGAAGAAGAAGTAGAAGATTTTGATTTTGAAGCAGAATTAAATTCTGATTACTATGAATTTGCTAGTACAGGTTCAGCATATCCTAACAGAAAATCAGGGCAAGATCAAACTACTAAGCAAGAAAAATACAAAGATGATATTTATAGGGTTCGTTATAGATATACAGGTAGTTTAAAAGGAGAAAGGGAGTTCTGTAAAAAAATGACAAACGCCAACAAAATCTATCGTAAAGAAGATATTATTGCAATGGGGCGAAGAGCTGTTAATCCTGGATGGGGACCCTATGGAGCAAACACTTACTCAATTTGGAAATGGAAAGGAGGCGCACTGTGTAAGCATAAATGGTTCAGAGTTATTCTAGTGCAAGAAGGAAATAGACCAAAGAACTCTGATAAAATAATAACATCAACAGAAGCAAGAAGTAGAGGGGTTAAATTGCCAAGAAACGCAAAAGAAGTATCAGTAGCTCCACACGATATGCCTGATCATGGTTTTGTTAATCCTGAATTAATAGCTAAATATAAAAATGTAAAATAATGGCATACGTATTATTCATATCAGAAGAAAAATTAAAGGATTCAACAGCAATAAATCTTAATGTTGACGTTAATCTGTTGCTGCCCTATGTAAGACAAGCACAAAAGCTATATGTAGAAACTAAGCTAGGAACTGAGTTAAATCAAAAACTAAAAGATTTAATTGTAGCTGGTACTATTGGAAATGTAGGTAATGAAGCATATAAAACTTTACTAGATGACTACATTGGCGACATGTTACCGAATTGGGCATTTTACCATGCCATACCCTTCCTTAGATTTAAAATCGAGAACGGCAATATATATTCCAAAACTTCAGAAACAGGAACTGCTTTAAGCACAGAAGAGGCACAACATTTAAGAGAAGAAGTTAGAAATACGGCAGAATATTATACGGAAAGACTAATAGATTATATAAGAAACAATACATCTAGCTTTCCTGAATACTCACAGAACAGTGGGGCAGATGTTAACCCTGATCAAAATGCGTATTACAATGGCATGAACCTTGAAAGACCAATGCAACAAGGGACTAAATTAACTTTAAGAAACTTTTTAACTGCATCAGGAGATTAATGAAGAAATATTATAAAACAAAAAAAATTAACATAACGAAGCTGAAATCCTACTTGGAAAATAAGCCTAAATCAAATACAAATGAAAGAAGTGCAAGACACAGTACAAGTAGGGCTAGCAAATAGTACAGCTATCGGAATATCTTTAGTTGAAGCAAACGAAATATTAACTTTTGTTTCACTAACTTTAGCTATCGTATTTACTATTTATAAATTTTTTAAATACGCAAAAAAGTAATGGCAAAAAAGAGAAAACTAAATAGCACTAATCCTAAGTACAACCAAAACCAAAATAATGTGGTTAAAATGCGTAAAGAGTTGGTTCAAGAAATTAAAGGCTGCAAAATCTACAAAAGCTATATCATCTGATTTGAGCAAAATCAATCTTTTAATTATTAGGGATACGTTTACAGAAAATTCAACAATGGGCGAATTGTTCTTAAATGGAGAACGTATGTGTGATACATTAGAGCTGCCATGGAAAGATAATCAAAGAAGTATATCCTGCATACCAGCAGGAGAATATCCTGTGAGGATAAGAGTTGCACGTGAAAGTGCATCAAGAAAATATGTTCACTTATTAGTTCAGGAAGTAAAAGACCGCTCATATATACTATTTCATAGGGGAAATACGGCTAAAGACACACGTGGTTGTATCCTAGTAGGATTAGGAAGCCAACAGGACATTGTTCATAACTCTACGTTAGCAATGGATTTACTTATGAAAGAAATTATAAATTTGGGTGGTGAAAATATTAATTTAATAATCAAAAATAAATAACATGAAAAATTTCATTTTAACACAATTACTAAGTTCAAAAAAAGTATGGTTAGGTATTAGCTCAATTGTTATACCTATGGTTGCTTCGTGGTTAGGTGTAGACGAAGATTCAGTTTCTAAAATTTGGTATTCACTTCTAGCTATGTTACTAGGACAATCAGCAGCAGATTTTGGAAAATCAAAAAAATAATAGATTTAGATTAAAACCCCACGAGATAGCCGCTCTAAAAAAGATGCGTGAGAATGATGTGCGTAACATTCTTTGTATAGGTGATTTACATGAGCCATTTTGTTTAGACGGTTATCTTGAATGGTGTTTAGAACAATACGAAAATTATAATTGCAATCACGTTATATTCATTGGCGATATTTTAGATAACCACGCATTTTCTTACCATGAGCCTGATCCTGATGGAATGTCGGCTGGTTATGAATTAGAAAAAACAATAGAGAAAGTTTCATATTGGTACAAAGCATTTGAGGATGTTCCTGTTGATGTATGTATTGGGAACCATGATAGAATGGCTTCACGTAAGGCAATGACAGGAGGAATACCTAGTGCTTGGATCAAATCTTATAACGAAGTATTGGGAACTCCAAATTGGAATTGGGTGGAAAGCGTTACATATGATGGTGTATTGTATGAGCATGGTGAAGGCGGTCAAGCTCAGACCAAAGCAAAAAATAATTTAATGTCTAGTGTGTGTGGGCATACACATACTGAGGCTTATTGTAAATGGTTTGTGGGAAAAAGATTTAAAGTCTTTGGCATGCAAATCGGATGTGGCGTGGACGCTGACACTTACGCCTCTGCATATGCTCGTAATTTTAAACGTCAAGCAATTGGGTGTGCGGTTGTATTAAATGACGGAACACTGCCAATTAACCTTTTAATGGATTTATAATGGATACACACGATAAAGCAACTTTACGCTTATTTATACTGTATTTTGGCTTGATGTTAGCCATTTTCTTACTTTCTTAATACTAACCCACTAGAAAGCACACACAATCTCTTATCTAGCAAAACGGTTGTTAACACTAATTTTGTTAATAACTTTGTGAATCATTTTGTGAATATCATTTAATTTTTATATCTTTGTACCGTTGTTTAACTAAAATAAACTAAAATGAAAATTACTAAAAACAAAGATTCAAAATTTTTAAACGAGTATTATTATAAAACTGAAAAGAAATCTAATGATGATATTGAGGTTTTTGTGTGTGAAGATACTTGTTATTTACACTTTATTAATATGAAAACAAATAAAACTATTCATATTATAACTAACACTAATTATTAATTATAAAAAAACTAAAATGAAAATCACAAACAAAAAAACAGGTCATAGCTTTAACCTAAACCCAAAAGAAGCTGCTAATTTCTTCTATGTTAAAAACAGTAGAGGGGAATACATTAACACATCTGATGATTATATTATACAGGATGATGATAAATTTATGGATAATATAAGGTTTTCACTTCTTTGTATTGGATTGGTAGCTTTATTTGTTGGATCAATTTTATTACACATTAACTTAAACTACTAATTATGAAACTAGAATGCGATACTTTTTATTTTTATCCTAATGGAGAATATAGGGATTCACATAAATGGAGTGGTGAATTTAGTCGTTTCAATTCAAACCCTGTTCCTGTAAGTACAGCTATCAGAATATTTGGAACTAGAAAACAAATATCAGAAGCGCTTGATAAATATTGTGATGAAACAGGATTAAATCTTGATGAATCTTATGATTTTGAGGATAAAGAAACATTAAAAAAATACAAACAATATTATAAAAACAAAGCACTAATAATAAATTTAAGATAATGGAAAAAGATATAATACATAAAGCTATGCACAGTATAAACACATTTCAATGTTGTGATGGAGAAATATACCTAAGAGGTTTAGATGAATATGGGAATGATTTTCAAGTTTGCTTTGATGCATATAATTTTTTAGAGTGGATTAATACTGAGCAGATTGGTTATATAAAAGAGCAAATAATTAAACATGTTGAAAGTAAATAAATTTTTATACTTTTGACCAACTAATAACTAAAACGAAACAAATGAAAACAGAAAAAATTAAGGAAAAATATCTTCACTATGGATTAGAAAAAGAAGATATATTTAAACATCAACACTATTTGATCATCACTAGAAGTGGCGTAGAAAAAATTGCTGCTATTGAACAAATAAAATTAGATTACTACATAGAGAAATGCGAGAAAGATTTTTGTGTAATTAAAGCATACGCTACAAAAGGTAAAACATCCATACAAACGTATGGTTCTGCACTTAAAGGTGATTTTAAAAGCGGAACAACCAATTCCTGGTATGTTGTTGAAATGGCAGAAAAGAGGGCTATGAGCAGGGCGGTACTAAAGCTGACAGGTTTTTATGAGCTTGGAGTGTTTGGTGAAGATGAATCAGAAGAATTTAAACGAAAATAATATAGATTGTGAGAGGGTTGGTATTAAACAATTTATTAACCAGCAGTTATACTTTGCAAATGTACCGTTTCCCTTTCACTTTCTTTTTTACTAACTAAAATATAAACTATGGAAAATTACATCCCAAAAAACAGTATTAACACACCTGAAGATAATAGAGAAAAGCTGGAACATTTTAAAAGAGAAAATGAAAGAGTTAGAGAAAACAACATGAAATTAAAACTACAAGTAATTGAAACAAAACTAAAATTGCAAAAGATTTTAAACATAATAAAAAAGTAAGCATGGAAAAGTATAGAGTAAGAAACAAAAAAAGAATAAACTATAATGGAGGGTTTACAATAACAAAATCATGGTTTGAGTGTGGAATACATAAATGCAAAGCAGTAAATGATTTAAATGAAGAATATACATTTAACATTAGAGATTTAGAAGAAATTAAAACAAAGTCAAATAAATAAAAAACAAAAAAATGGAAATTACAGGAAAATTAAAGAAAAAACTAGAATTAGAAAAAGGAGTATCTAAAGCAGGTAAGGAGTGGCAAAAGCAATCAGTTGTTATTGATACAGGATCAGAGTTTAACAACTTGGTGGTTGTAAGTGCTTTTGGCGATAAAGTATTAAAAATGAACAAGTTAAATGAGGGAATGGATGTTTCAATTCTTTGTAATGTTTATTCAAGAGAATATAATGGAAAATATTATCACAATATAGATGGTTACCATTTCGTAGATAAAAGTAATACTAACCAAGCTGATGAAGATTTTGAAGCTGATATGCCATTTTAATCATGACAGAAGAATTGAATTTTAAAGAAATCTGCAATTTAACGACTAGGACTCTTGGAATGCCCGAAGGTGCGCTATCATTAAAAAGCAGAAAAAGACCATTACAGATAGCTAGATCAGTTGCAGCATATATTGGTCTAACTGAAGAAAACATACACAGAACTGTTATTGCTAAAGAGTTAAATCGTGATAGGAGTTTAATGTATCATTATGAAAATAAACATAAACATATTTATAGAAGTTGTGAAAAATATCGTAATACTTTTAATAAAGTTTATAAGGTTTATAAAGATATAGATAATGAAAAAGAGATATTTATTAGAGGTGATCACATGAAAAGACATCTTTTGAAAAGCGGTGTTAGTGAGGTTAAAAACCCTGATGTGTTTATTGAAGTTAAAAGCGGTGAAGCTAGATGCACTTTAAATACTTCATACTTTAAATTTTCAGAACAATTAGAAATTGTTAAGTTTGCAATGGAAAAATATCATTACACAATAAAACTTATATAATGCAAAAACCTAATTATTACGCGGTTATTCCTGCTGAAGTAAGATACAGCAAAAAGCTAACACCTAATGCTAAACTTCTTTATGCAGAAATAACTGCTTTGTGTAATATGAATGGGAAATGTACAGCATCCACACAATACTTTTGTAAGTTATATGAAGTAAGTAGATCATCTATTCAAAATTGGTTAAAACTTTTAGAAGATAATAAGTATATTGTTAGAGATGTAAAATATAAACAAGGTAGTAGAGAAATTGAGTCTAGGTCAATCAGATTGGTGGACAATCCTATGCTAAAAATATCAACAGATAATACTAATATAAATATAACTAATACTAATCTTACAGATGGTAATAAGAAGAAGCGTTTTAAAAAACCAACTTTAGATGAAGTTAAAGATTATTGTATATTGCGAAAAAATAATATAGATGCTGAAGCATTTATTGATTTTTATGAAAGCAAGGGGTGGAAAATAGGAAAAGAAATAATGAAGGATTGGAAGGCAGCAGTTAGAAATTGGGAAAGAAGAAATAAAGAAAAAGTAACAATGTCCAAGCTAGATTCACAAATAAATGCTTGGCAAGAAGCAAAAAAACTATTATGACAGAAAAAGAATTTTATAATTTATTGTTAGATGAACTAAATGAAATGCAAGATTACGCGTTATGTCCTATGGATATATTGGATACTGTTGAAGATTATATAGAACATCACATAGATAAAGAGATTAATAAAAGATTAGATGAATTAGATGATACAATAAAAAGCATAAAATTATGAAACCACTTAAACAAGAAAATTTACAAGAACTATCAGAAAAGGTTTTAGACCTTTTAGCTAAGACCTCTGTTGAGATAGGACACAACACCGATCCTCAAACTATGGCTAGTCTTAGCAAGATATTTGCACAAGATTTAATTAATGAAAAAAGATTTGGAAATATGACATTCAACCAAGTGCAGGATGCTTTTCATCAAGGCGTTCGTTTTGGTAAAGATGAACCATTTTTAAATATTAGAACATTTTATAAATGGGTATATGCCCACAAAAAAGTAATCGACAATGCATGGTATGAAGTGAAGACATTAGGGAAAGACCCTAAGAAAGTATTATTTTATCAAGAACCTTTAAAAAAACTATTAAAATGAAAACATCAATCGTAGGCTGGGTATTTTTTACCGCAATTGTAATGTGGTTAATAAGAAGAATCAGAGAATAACTAAAATTAACTAAAATGAAAGATAAAACAAAAGATATAGTAAAAGAACTATTAATTAATAAGCCTCATTTAAGAGATAGTGATCCAAAACTTATAGCTACTTATTGGTATAATGAATTGAAAAAGAAACAAATAAATCCTTATAAACTAAGTGGTTATGAATTTATGCAGTTATTTGCTAACAGTAAATTAACCAATATAAAAACCATTGAAAGAATGCGTAGAAAATTACAGGAAGAACATCCAGAATTAAGGGGTAAGATATACAGTATGCGCAAAGGAGCTATTCAAGATGATTGGAAAAGAGAACTTGGATATGAAGTCAATAAGTAAGCTCAAAAAAGAATTAGATAAATGGTTTAGCCTTTACATAAGGCTTAAAGATGCAACAGATGAAGGGTTAGTACAGTGCATAACTTCAGGCAGGGTGTATCACTACAAAAAAATTCATGCAGGACATTTTATGTCAAGAAGACATTTAGCAACAAGATGGTGTGAGATTAATGTTGCACCACAATCAGCAGCAGATAATTTATTTGGTCAAGGAGAACAGTACAAATTTGGATTAGCTTTAGATCAAAAACATGGTGAAGGTACAGCAGAACAAATGCAACTCAAAGCAAGAACAACAATTAAAATGTCTAGAATTGATTATGAAGATAAAATAAGTTATTACAAATCGGCTGTTGAAAACTTAAAAAAAGAAAAAGGCATTGAGTAAACTTTTCTGTTAAATTTGGCATATGACAAAGCCAATATATTCAAGCCATGAACATCAGTCAATAGTTGATATTTATGTTAGAATGTGTTTAGAGTTTGCAGAAGAAGTAAGTTCCAAAGCAAAATACGAAAATTATTTAGATGTTGTCAATGTAATATTTGAATACAGCAATGGATACGGAAAGGGGGTTAGAGAAAATAATTTTTATGATTGGATTATGATCATACCTATTAACTTATCAGTTGCAACAAATGGGTTTTTTGCAGCGTTAGAAACAAAAAAGAATGCAGCAGTTATAAGAGCTTATAAAGTGGTATTACAAGAAATGTTACATCAAACAGTTGATAAACTAGATTTAATTAATCCAGAAAATGAATAAGATATATCTGGAAATATCAAAGCTAACAGATAAATTTAGAACAATGGCTTATGGTATTACAACAGATGAAAACAAAATCCATGAAGCCGTACAGGAGTTGATGTTATATTTTCTGCAAATGAATCCCAAAACTTTACAAGATATATGGGAAAAAGATGGTGAAAAAGGTATTGTATGTTATGGAGCAGTTGCATTAAGAAGGGCATTAACCAGCACTAGAAGTAATTTTTATTATAAATATGAAAAGTATTACACACATATTGATAGCGCTAGTTACAATTGCAGTACAACTTTTAGTAATGATAATGTGGCATATAATGTTGCTAATAACAAACATATACATAATATTGCGGAAAAAGAAGTGAACAAGCAATGGGAAAAGCTAGAGCAAATAGATAAAGTGTTAGATGATATCCATTGGTACGATAGGGAGTTGTTTAAGCTATATTATTATGAGGGGAACACATTAGATAGTCTTGCTGCAAAAACTAAGATAAGCAGAAATAGTTTATTCACTACAATAGATAAGGTAAGGGAAATATTAAAAAAAGAATTAAATGAATAAATTTTTTGTTCCTAATGATGTGTATGAAGATAGAATATCTATATGCAGGGAATGTATTTATTATTTTAAGCCGACAGGAACATGTAAGGACTGTGGTTGTTTCATGAAAATCAAAGCCAGGCTCGCCCCAATGGAATGCAGTCAAAGGAAGTGGCAGAAAACAACTAAGATAGAAACACCTGATGATTTACCACAAGAGATAATAGATGAAATATTAGATATGTGGAAAGATTTAAAAACAGGTAAAGCTAAAAACATAGAAGCAAAAAAACGAATGATTGAAACATATAATACGATATTTATGACTAGTTACAGCCCAAGAACAAATTGTGGCTCATGCCTATCAACATGCTTTGATGGAATAAAAAAATTATATAAAAAATATACACAATGAAAAAAAAGGAAGAAATACCACATTACTACATAGGTAAAAAGCATAAAATTGAAGCAAGAAAAGTTGTAGAAGATTTTCAAGGTGATAACTATAATTTAGGCACAGCCATTACTTATTTACTAAGGGCAGGCAAAAAAGAAGGAAACCCAATTGAACAAGATATACGCAAAGCAATAAACCATTTACACTTTGAGTTGGATCGTATTTTTAAAGATAGTGATATAAAAACAGGAGGTTTAGATAGAACAGGATTATAATGGCATTATATAAATGTAAATGTGGAGAACACCAAAAAGAAATACACAAGCAAGTGATTGTTTTTCGTGATGGTGCTTGGGTTACTAAAGGATCAGAATGCCCATGTGGAAAGTTTATGGAAAGTGAACCTGAAGAAGGAATGCCAACTATAAAGAGAACAGAACCTTCTTTAAGCAAAAAGAGAGATATGCTTTGGGATAGCGCAAGAGAAAAGTTAATTGGTGAAAGAGGTATTAACGAAGATTTTTAAAAATGAAAAATTATATATTATTATTGATGATATTATTGTTTAGTTGTGCTAAAAATAATTATACACCACTTAATAATGAAGTAAATACAGAAGCGTGTTTAGATACGTGCGGTATTATTATTTATGTAAAACATTATATGAATGATTACCCAGAAATTTGCTCAGAATTAACAATAAAAACTTCGTGTGACACTTTAGATATAATAAGTATTCACACACTAGCAGAAATTACTTACCATTCAGGGGATAGTGTTTGTTTTGCTAGAGAATAAATAAATAACAAAAATTTCTATTATATATTATGAAAGAACAAGTAAGTATAAGCAAAATAAAAGGGAATCCTAATAATCCAAGAGTTATCAAGAACGATAAGTTTAAAAAATTAGTTCAATCAATTAAAGATTTTCCTGAGATGTTAGAGTTAAGACCAATAGTTGTTGATGAAAATATGATGGTACTTGGGGGTAACATGAGATTAAGGGCAAGTAAAGAAGCTGGTTTAACAGAAGTATGGATAGATGTTGCAACAGGATTATCAGAAGAACAGAAGCAGGAGTTTGTGGTAAAAGATAATGTAGGTTTTGGTGATTGGGAATGGGATATGTTAGCAAACGAATGGGATAGTAAAAAGCTTAATGAGTGGGGATTGGATGTGTGGTTAACTGAAGATGATATAGAAGAAATAAAAAATCCTGAAAATTCAGAAAGTGAGAACCCTTTTGCAAATGAGATTGATTCAGAGTGTAATTATATTATATTAAAATTTACAAAGGATATTGATTGGATATATGCAAACAGTCTGTTTAAGTTGGAAAAGGTTGTTGCAAGAAATCAAGCAGGTAAGCATTTTCGTACAGGTGTAGGTAGGGTTTTAGATGGGATTAGTGCAATAAAAACAATGCGTAATGAAAGTTAAATTTTTTGCTCCATCATATAAAAGACCTGAGAAAAGTACAACGCAAAAAAAATATCCTCTTGTTAAATTGGTTGTAAAAGAAAGTGAAGCAGATGATTATATAAAAAATGGAAATGATATTGTTGTTTGTCCTGATAATGTGCAGGGAAATTTGTGCAGGGTAAGGAATTGGATACTTGATAATCTTTATGATGATGCAGATTGTATTGTTCTTATAGATGATGATTGTAAATATATAGGGAGATGGGAAAACCAAAAAAGAATAAAGTTTGATCAGGATCAACTAGAAAAGTTTTGCATAATGAACACTGTTCTTGCTAAAGAGTTGGATTTTAAGTTTTGGGGATGCAATATAATAGAAGATAAAAAAGCATATAAAGAGTATATCCCCATTAGCTTTCTTTCGTATATAGGAGGACCCTTTCAGGCGCATCTTAAAAACAGCAGAATAAGATATGATGAAAGCTTACCATTAAAAGAAGATTATGATTTAACGTTACAGCACATACAAAAGCATGGGGGTTGTTTGAGGGTTAACTATGCTCACTATATGGTTAAACAAGCTGAACAGATTGGAGGGTGTTCTACGTATAGAAATTCAGAAACGGAAAAGCAACAATTCTTTGCGCTTCAAAAGAAATGGGGTAAGGATGTGATTAGGCGTGATAAAAACAGTAAAAGGGGATTTGATTTTAATCCTGTATTAAAGGTACCAATAAAAGGAATGTAATGGACAAAAGTAGACACATAAAAAAGGAATCAATGTTACAGGCTTTAGAAAAGAGCTTGGGCGTTGTAACAGTTGCATGTAAACAAGCAGATGTTCCTAGAAGCACATATTATAAATGGTTAAAGGAGGATGAAGAGTTTGCTAAAGCAGTTAAGGATATTGAGAACATAGCTCTTGATTTTGGAGAAAGTCAGTTGCATTCTCAGATGCGAGATGGTAGCACATCAGCTACAATATTCTTTTTAAAAACAAAAGGAAAGAAAAGGGGGTATGTGGAAAAGAGTGAGCTGGATATAAAATCAGGTGATGAAAAGATAAAAATAAACATTGACCTTAGAGATTAATCCAGAATTTACTAAAACACAAAAAGAGTGTTTAAACTACTTGTTTGATAACAAGACAAAAGAAGTATTGTTTGGAGGGGCAGCAGGTGGTGGTAAATCATGGGTGGGTGTAAGCTACTTAATACTAATGGCTACTCAGTATCCTAAGACTAGGTATTTAATGGGCAGATCTAAATTGGATGCACTAAAGAAAACAACACTTAATACTTTCTTTGAGGTTTGTACAGCTTGGAATCTAAAAGCAATTGAGCATTATACTTTTAATGGATCAAGTAATATAATAACCTTTTACAATGGATCAGAGATAATACTAAAAGATTTGTTCTTATATCCATCAGACAGAAACTTTGATAGCTTAGGTTCGTTAGAGATTACATCAGCTTTTATTGATGAAGCAAATCAAATAACAGAGAAAGCAAAGAACGTAGTTGCTTCAAGATTAAGATACAAGCTAGATGAAAATGGATTAATCCCTAAAATGCTAATGACTTGCAATCCTGCAAAGAATTGGGTGTATACAGAGTATTACAGACCAGCAAA